ATGCTAGTGCTAGCCCAGAAGAGCAAGCAAAATTCTTCCGTAGCCAAGCAGATGCATTGGCTAAACAAGCCGCTGAAATGCGCCGTAAAGCAGAAGCGTTAGTTCCTACTGTAAAGAAGAAGGCTAAAGATCCAGCGTGACGAAATCGGGAAGAAAACTTCCCAAAGACGTTATTGAAAAATGGCCAGAAGTTTTTAGTGAGGTAAAGCTCAATGTGTTACCTCTCAGGTATCTCCATACCGTTCTGGTCAATTTTAAGGATGGCAAGATTTGGGAAATAAAAATAACAGCAAAGACACGTCGAGAAGGTTGGCAGTCTTTTGAAAAAAATCTAGCGGAAATTTGTAAAAATTACGAAGACAACATCCACGATGTTGACTTTAAATTAGATACAGAAAGCATTCGCAAAGATATGGAAAAACAAACCCAACAATTTTTAAAGAAAAAGAAACTATAGATGAATGTTAAACTACTAAGTTATAGTCAGCCAACAGCAGAGTTTGAAGCATTAGGTATTAGCGATGCTCAAGAACTTATTGCGTATTGCGCAAGAGTATCAAATCCCTCCAACCAACTTAACACAGAAACAAGTGAAAAACTCATCAAATACCTCATCAGACATCAACACTGGAGTCCACTCGAAATGGTTTCAGCTTGCATGGAAATTACGACAACACGAGATATTGCACGGCAAATCTTGCGACACAGAAGTTTCAGCTTCCAAGAGTTTAGCCAACGTTATGCCGACCCAACGGCAGAGCTTGATGATGCGTTTGTACTACGAGAAGCAAGATTTCAAGACACCAACAATAGACAAAATAGTGTAGAGTTTGATATGAATAATAACGAGCAACGTCTATTAGCTATTGAATGGGAACGTGCTCAGAAACGTGTACTGTGGGCAGTTAAGCAAGAATATTCTTGGGCTATTAAGAATGGTATTGCTAAAGAACAAGCTCGTGCTGTATTGCCCGAAGGACTTACAGTAAGTCGTTTATATATGAATGGTACACTACGCAGTTGGATTCATTTTATTGAGTTACGTAGTGCAAATGGTACTCAGAAAGAGCACCAAGAAGTTGCTATAGAATGTGCTAAAGTAATAGCTCAGGTTTTCCCTCTAGCCAACGATCTTTTAGCCAAATAAAATCATTTATCTTAGCAAGTGCCTCCTTATTGGAGGCATTTTTTTCACCATATTCACGACCTTGGATAGCACCCATATAAGCATATCCGCCAAATTGCGCATGTTGATTTAACTTACACCAGAAATATAATCTAGCCAAAGACTCTTCATTATTAATTACAGCTAATTTACAACATTCTCTAAAAGCACTACGCCAAGTACTAAACTCATCTGTATTAAATGCTGTAATGTTACTTACTGTATCCATGGCTTTAAATTTACTGCTAATACTCATAGTCATATCAGTAGTATTGGTATCCATGTTTATAGTCATTTGTTTTGGCAATAATTTTACTCCTCCGTATCCATAACTTAAATTATTAATAGGATTAATACTACGCCAAACATGGACTACATCCAGCTCGTCATCTGGAACTTTATAATCAAAATTGAAATCATTTAATATAACTGCATCGCCATCCACTACCCAGAACATACGAGTAAAACATTTCTTTGCCGCGGCAATGTGTGCTTGATGTATTCCTTTGACACCATCTACACGTTTTGCTCTAGGAAAACGTTCTTTTAGGCTAGCAAAATTTTCTTCTGCATCTGGCTCATTATATGAAATAAAAACTATATCGTACATTATCGTCTTCTAATTACTCGAGGTGTATTTAAGTAGACGGTTTTAAAAAACTTACTACCAGCTGGATCTAAATTGGCAATTTCTAATTCACTATGCTTCATTAAATATTTGCCTAAAAAATTTATATATTCTGTTATTTTTTCTGGCTCTGCTTGTTCGTGTGTTGTTTCCCAATGAGTAGTTAACCATTCAAAATCGCGAACGTTTGCATAATCCCAGTCAGTAAACATTGTCATGTAACAGCCTTCTCTAGCACCTAATACACTCCAAATACCGTTTTCAACATCTGCACCTACTGTACACCAAACTAATAATCTATGATAGTTTTGCCACCATACCTTTTTTAAATCATTAGTTTTCATACCTTGATTTAAACTCATCTTAACACCTTCACGGAATCCGGCACGCCACGCTTGGAAAGGCGTAGCATTTGTAAAACTTTCTGAATAGCTATCATTAAATTGATAATATTTGTCGTCGAAACAAAATTCTACACGGCCTTTTGCATCATCAATTGCGGCATTTTCATGTGTACGCATATTGTTAACAAACTCTTTAGTCCACAGTTTTAGTCCACCATTGCCATACATAAGTCCATTAACATGAATTTTACCACACCATGAAAATACATTTTCACTTGTTAGTCCTAATGCATCTAAGTCAATTTCAACTTCTAAAAATTTAGGATCTACAATATTGTCTGCATCCACTGTAACAAAATACTCAGTATCACTTAATGCCGCACAGGCCTTGTGTGCGGCATCACTACCTTTAACTCCATGAACACGTTTTGCCCAAGGCACTTTAGTAAGTAAGTCTGCATAATTTTTTTCAGCATTTGGTTCATCGTAGCTGAGAAAGATGATGTCTTGTTCAATTATTTTAATTTTTGTCATTTATTTTTAATCCGTAACTTTGAAATATTATTTGACTAGACACTGATATTTTTTCAATTTTTGTTTCTACATTACTAGCAAATGGTATTGTAATACTTTGATTTTCTACTAGTTCTTTTACATCTATAACTATACTTCTAATTAAAAAATCAAAATCATCTTTAAGCATTATAAAAAAGATAGTTTTAGTTAACACATCATTTTCAATTCTAATTTTAGCTTTTTTACTTAATTTAAAATTCCATGTTTTATCAGTTTTATTCCAAGTAACTGTTAGTTCAGTGTCTTTTGTAGGAGTCTTGTTTATCCATTCAAAAATGTTATTTCTAAATCCGTAAAGTTGTTCTGCTATTTGTATAATAGTTTTATGAGTGGTACCATCTACATTTTTAGCATACCCAATCATATGCTCGTGTAGCTTTTTTTCTCCAGTAATAAATGGTATATAATCTTCATATTTGATTTCAAGACTACCTTCATCAAGTACAGTAGGTTCGTTTGAAACTGAACGAATCACTCCAGTTTGTTTACTGTAGTGAGCCCAATACTTCTGCTCTGGCGAAATCATATACTTATTTGTCATTATGTAATTCCTCTAGCTGATCAAGTATAGTTTTAGTAACAAAATCTTTTTCCACATAATGAAATAATTTAGTTTGTTTAATATTTGATACAATTAACTCGCCTCGACTGTTTAAAATCCAAGGAATAGTATCTTGCCATCTAGTAGCACTATCAGGCCAATCTTGTAATGGAATTTTCATGTGTATAAATTCTAAAGGGCTACAATTATCAATTACATAATTATATTCGCCTGAAATTTCAACTGCAATAGCTGTAGCTAAATCCATGCTTAACCAATTTTGATAATAGTCGGGTGCAAACTTTGTCCAACACCATTCCCAATTATTACATACAAATTCTAATACTTTATAAAAAGATTTTGCGGCATCATTCTTTTTAAAATAATGCAATGCATAATATGGATTAGTTAAATTGTTTGCCTTAAATGCTTTTCTGTGTATTGTATCAACAACTGTTTCTAATTTATGATTTTTAATTTGATTACAAAATTTAACATCATAATTTCTACAATAATGCCACCATTCACTTATATCTTCTAACAATAACATATCTGTATCTAATACTATTGTTTCGTCATACGGAGTTACGTGATATAATTTCCAACGATGCTCTGCGGCTAGAGGACTATTTTCTGTTTCTTCAAACCAAGGAATAGGAATGATTTGATCAAAAACTTCTCTATATTTTTTAGGTACATCACTATTAGTTACTAGTGAAACTGAATTAATTGTAGGCTGACTAGATTTAATACTTAACGCAAGAGCATAGGCTTGTGTAATATAATCTACCCTGTCAGTATTTTGTGCAAATAAAAGAAATCCTTTAGACACCTGAACCTCCTGTAATATATCGGCTTAGACTAAATTTATTCATAACGTGTACGTCTAATCCTGTAGTTTTTACAGCAGTATATTCACCGTAAAATTTTTGTTTCTGTACTAGAAAATTCATTTTGTTGTCAACTGCATTAACTAAAAAATCTTTATCGCTGATGTATATCATTTTTCCAGGAAGTGCTGTTGCAAAATCGCCATTTGTTTTGCCATTCATAATGTGTATAGCAATACTAAAAGCAAAATCATTTCTATATGTAAATGCAGTAATGTTATAGAGCGTTTTAAAATAAATCCAGTTTTGTTTAATATATTCTACTAGAGTAAAAAAACTATCCATTATAGCATTTTTATTGAATATAAAAACTGTAGCCCAATAAAAAGGAACACTATATCTATTGATTCTTTTAAAATCAGTTGTGTCTCTATCTAAGGCTAAATCAAAACTACTTTGATATATTTGGAAATCGTGATCGTTATCCAATGCTGTTTTTAACAATGGAGAGTTAATAACATAATCGCTATCTAAAACTAGTGTGCGATCGTAAGGTGTTAAATCGTAAACTTGGCTACGTGTCCAATTTTTCCATTCGGTAAATTTTGAAGATAATGAGCCATCATGGAACATTTTGCTTTGAACTAATCCAGATGGCTGTACTTCAATAACTGAATCAAACTCATGGTTGGGATAGTTTTCCTCTAACCATTTTTTATTATCTGTTACTAAAGATACCGGAATATCTAAATATTGTTTAGCACGGCTAGCCGCAAATACTGCTAGCTGGACATAATCAACTGAATGATTATTTTGAGCAAATATAAGTGCGCCTGTTGTCATAGTTCAACTATATCTGCAATTTTTCGTTTTGTTTTAATTTCTGAATATTTTACTGTGTACTCATTTAGAGCTTCGAAGTAAACTGAAACTATGTTATCTAAAAATTCCTGTACATTAGGAATTACCACTGGAAAATCATTTGCATCTAAAAATGGAACATCTGAAATATGTCCTAACTCTATAACTGTTTTAATAAATGCAATTAACTCAGGGGAAACTTTAAATGTAGATCCGTTAGTGTAGTAAACTAATTTTTGTTTATACTCTTCCGATATCACTCTGCGTTGATTTGACAATGTGGCCGCATAATTAGCTACAGCAAATGCTTTTTCAATTCTTTCGTCCATAATAAACTCCGTAGTGTATAATATTACACTATGTAGTTAGCTGTGTCAAGAGCTTAGGATAAATTAATTTGATTAATTGCTTGAGAAACTAGCACCGATACCCGAAGCTGGATAAAATGCACTAGCCGAAACGTTTGAACTAGACGGATAAATTGCGGCTACCGTACTAGTTATTTGACCAGTGATAGCATAGTATTGCGCTTGAGGATATCCTGCCGACGGATATGTGTTTATACCACGGCTAGTATAAGTGTTGCCATAATACATTCTAAAAGTTAATACAGGCGCATTGTATTGAACAGTAATCCAAAATCTATCAGCA